TTTATACTAAACTGACCACTGAGATTGTTATACTCGATTGGACTGTAAAGGAATGGTTCTTTTTGTGTGTAATTATCTACGATAAATCGACGAATGAGTTCGGGTTGGTTTGCGATGTTTGTACCAACAAATCCATTACGGAAAAGTATTTTACCATTCCTATAAATATTACAGAGTCCACCTTGACTATTCATACCATCTGAAACGGTCACCATAATTTGCACACTGGCGAAAGGTTTGTTAATACTCCCTTTGGGACCACCTTCTTTGGTATGAGAAAACCCAGTTTTAAACTGACCATAAATTCCCTTTATCTCTTTTGTGTCTATATAAAGACCCTGACCAATAGGTGTTTTACCGAGTGGTTTTTTCATCAGAATTGGTAAAAGGTCTAAACGAACTTCTTTACCGAATGATTTATTAATAGTGCCAACGAACAATCCAGGTTTCAATGGAGAGATTTCTATATCATTGAGGGCCCCAAATTCATTGATTGTATTTGGGTTCATCTCAGCGAGACCCTTTTCAAATGCGGCTTCGTTTATAGGAGTGAGATTCATGTTATCAAATTCACTTGTATTTATAGGTTCTTTTAGTGCATTATTTACTAATTTGTCCACATTAACGTCCGCAAATTCATTTTCCAAGGGAGAGTTGTTTTCGAAATGTGCGAAACGACTCCGTGTAGGGGGTGGAGGAGGGAGAGGTCGCCGGGGTCCCTGGATTAATTCGGGTCGAAATGGTTCGCGAAAACCCGCAGCCCTCATGCGAGCTTCACGATTTTGTTCTCTCTGTCTTCTAAACATATCAGCTTCAAGTTCTTGAGCGAAGTTATTGTTTGAGTTTGAGTCCGAGCTTTGTACATCGACACCAGATTGCCTGACAAATTCTTTGACCGACTGGCTCATATTACTATTTGTAAGGATTTTTTTTAATGATTATTGCCCGTTATCAACTGATCTTCAATCAAGTCGATACCAAATATAACTGGTTGAACGGGGTATTGTCTACCTCTATACGATACAGATTCATTCCTAACCTCGATATCGTAAGAACTGAATGGTCCCACGTAGAAATCTTCATGAAACTTATGCTGACCCAAATTGTTGTTTTTACAGTGTGTATTAAACGCGGCTACAAACAAGTTTTGTGGAACGTATTGGTCTTTACCCTTGTCGACAATAGTGGATTCTAGGAAATGGATGAGAGAGTTCGCAACCTTCGCAACCTGCATCTTGATGATTTCAAAGTATTTCGGTACGACATCCCAAATATCCGCGTCAGCATATTTGTTACTATATTCGATGTAACCTCTGACACATTTGAGTAAAATTCTAGGCAATTCATTTTTAAGTTTTTCATCGAGACGAGGATCAGCTTGTCTCACTTGTTTGCTAAAGTTCCATGGTAAAATACGACGCAGAACCGAACCCGAATTATCTTTCCATCCTGGAACTTCATTTCCACCGAGAACACCGGGCACTTTCCACTCTGGAATTTCTTCAGCTGGTTTATTCTTAACCGCTACAGAAACATTCTCACCCGAAACGAGAGACTGAAACTCAGCCTGTTCCAAAGCGAGATCACCCTTCACCTCTGGTGCTATAAACATGAAAGCGTCTTTGATTGAAGAAAGACCAAACTTTTTCTCGATATTGTTTGATAGGGTTCGTACATCCTGGTTTTCATAGAAATTCTTGAAAACTTTTGTAATTAATGTAGATTTACCCGATTTAGCGATACCCTTGAAAAATGGGATAATTTGCCATGAGTCCAGGTCCCCAACATCATAACAGAGACGACCACCCATAACATACGCCCAGTTACATACTTCGGGTTCAAACTTCTGATACTGCAAAACTTTGTCAAAGTTTGGTGTGGGAATGTCTTGCCATCTGTCTAAGTTTGAATAATCGTTAAAATCACTATCGAAATACTTACATGCGACGATGGCGGGATCAAGATTTTTGAATTCTATCGAATTATAAGGGTAAAATGTACACGTATAATATCCATCATCTGGATTTTCTGGATTGGTAGAAATCCATTCTTTACCCACAAATACACCATTCTTAAACGACCAAACGTGTCGTCTTTTGTTAATGGTTAGAAACTGAGAGTCCTGACACTTTGAAAGATGGTCGATGACTTCCCTGAAAATACTCCCCTTACTCGTAAAGTTTTTCCACATTTCAAAATTATCATCCTTATTCGATAAGGAATAGACAAATTCCTCGATTGTCATCTTTTGCTCCCATGCTCTTGTGTCGTGTCCATCTTCCGTCTTTCTCTCTTCACAGCAATGACCTTTGTATCTACGGTATTTCGCTTTTTCGAGTTCATCGAGACAGAAAATAATACACTTTTGGAGGGGTATGGAATTATCCAGGTCATCTTCACCCATAGTGGAAGCATCTGAAATAGACCTGGTTTGTGGAACTGCGGTTGGATTTACGACACGTTCATACGCACCATAATGGCGACGGACGTTATCATAACCATCTTTTACCTGTTTTAGAATATTATGTATCCTGGTGATCATAGTCGTATCGTTCTCATCGCCTTTTTTATCAAGTTTGAGTTTCTTGATCTGACCTTTTAAATCTACCAGGAAACGACGCTGTTTCTCACGAATACCTTTTATTGCTAAAATGTCGATACTACTCACGTTTGGGTTCCCCTCGGCGTCAAAATTATCGATATGTACATATTGACGATACCCGAGTTCACGTGCACATTTGAAATCTTCTGTTCTGAGGTTCCACATCTTTTCAAATGTTTCGATAATATTTGTTATGGTCTCTTCATTCATCGACTGGATAGTCTGTTTTTGAAGTACTGCAAGTGCTTCATAGCGATTTGGTTCCTTGTCGATGAAGTGAGTGTCCTCCATTAATTATATCTTTTACAATTTTTCTCTCTAATTAATTTTTTAATTCACTCAAAATCTTTATCAAAATTTTGTTTTGCATTTGAAGTTGTTGAGTGATACTGACCAGGGCCGTACATACAGTGTCTCCATCCTCGGTCGCGAGAAGGGAAGTCATGAGAGTCGCAACATCCACACCATCATCCTCGAACATCATTTCATCCTCGTCCATATCAATTTCATCATCGATGGGTTCATCCTCAGTAGCGATGATGGAGACCTCTGACTCAGTTTCAGATACAATTTCACCCTCTTCGATCTCGGTTTCTTCAGGCTGTTTTGACATTTGATTTAGACCAAGAAAAATTGGATCGCGAAATTTCGCACATTTACCCAAAATTATTTTCTCTGCTTATAGTACAACAACTCTCAAAATGGCCGGTGGTCTTATGCAACTCGTAGCTTATGGTGCCCAGGATGTCTACCTTACTGGTAACCCTGAGGTAACTTTCTTCCAGGCGAAATACAAGCGCCACACTAACTTCGCGATGGAGAACATCGAGCAGACCGTCAACGGTACTGCCGCCAACTCCGGTCGCGTTTCCGTCACCGTTGCCCGCAACGGTGATCTCGTCGGTGACATGTACGTCGAGCTTCTCTCCGCCGCTGCGGCGTCTATCACTTCCGACGCCACCGACGATTCTTGCTGGGTCGCCGAGCGCGCAATTTCCTCCGTAGAATTATCAATCGGTGGACAGCGTGTTGACAAGCACTACCAGAAGTGGTGGCGTCTCTACTCCGAGCTTTACCTTGACGAGTCCAAGAAGCTCACTTACGGCAAGATGACTTCCGCCACGACCGGCAACGCTGTCTATTTGCCCCTAGTCTTTTTCTTTAACCGCAATCCCGGACTTTACCTCCCACTAATTGCCCTGCAGTACCATGAGGTCCGTATCGATTTCGATTTAGCGTCTGATTTCGACACCTACCTCAATACCGGTACCTTCAAGGTCTGGGCCAATTACGTCTACCTTGACACTGAGGAGCGTAGGCGTTTTGCCCAGAAGGGACACGAGTACCTGATCGAGCAGGTGCAGCACACCGGTCAGGACACCGTTACCGCTTCCGGTGGTACCAAGCAGGTCCGCCTTTCGTACAACCACCCCGTCAAGGAGCTTGTATGGTGCTGCGACGAGGGTCACGCCCGTACCAAGATGTGGAACTTCACCTTCAAGGGTCAGCCCGCCGAGATTGTTCTCGAGCAGGACCTCACCACCGCCAACTCCAACTGTTTCATCGCCCCCGGCGCCGCGGGTACCCCCCTCCTTGTGTGCGGCACTGGTGGTGGTACTTCCAAGTTCACCGAGGAGGCTGTCGGTACCGTCGACAAGTTCAAGCTTGTCCTCAACGGCCAGGACCGCTTCAAGGAGCAGTCTGGTAAGTACTTCAACCAGGTGCAGCCCCACTTCCACCACTCTGGCGCCCCCTACGCGGGTGTCTACGCGTACTCCTTCGCGCTCAAGCCCGAGGAGCACCAGCCTACCGGCACTTGCAACTTCTCCCGCATCGACAACGCGCAGGTTTCCATCACCACCACCTCCGGTAACGATTCCGCTACCAACCTCAACATGTTCGCGGTTAACTACAACGTCCTCCGTGTCCAGTCGGGTATGGGTGGCCTCGCCTTCTCCAACTAAATGCCCATACGAGGTATTTTAGTAAATAATTAAAAAAACAAAACTCATTTTTAAAATGCATAGTACCAATGCTGTTTAAAAATGATTAGCACACCTAAGTCGACCTATTATTTTTGTTTTCTAAACCAAAATGCCCAACTTTTCACGTACCGAACTGCTTACTACACTGAAAATGATGTTGGACAGTGTAGAAAATAACCCTGATACGGAACTTAATAGAACTATGGCAATCGCCATGTTTGAGGTTACACTCAATTATTACAATCTTTTCACACGAAGTGGTGATAAAAAATTCATTCAGGTCTGTTATGATAAAGCAAAGGGGGCTAAAAATGATCACAGATTTACAAAGTATGTTCATAAATTTGAGGAACTTACCAGGCCGCCACCCTTGCGCCGATCGAAGCGGTTAGCAAATAAGCGTACTTAAATATAAGCCTCTCATTATAGATAATGTTCAAGAAAGTGTTTGAACTTTTTATTAAAGTGGATAAACCTCTATTGGGACGTTGGAATTTGAAGTCGTGTAACGAAATTTCAACATCCATCAATTCTATCTATCAGAACAGGGATCATTGTGGTGATACGATATGTAAAACACCAAAGAAGGCTTCAGAGTACCCCTCAAAACAATCCTCCACCGAGCATACCCAAACCACCGGTAAATAAACCCATACAGCTGGCAATAGAAGCAGCGGGTGTGGTAGGAATACTACCAGCTGACCTCATAGATGAGGAGCAGCA